CCCTGTGGATAGTGAGACTCCTATCATGCTTCCTCACTTCGCTCGGATCGTTGTTGCTGTTGATCCAGCGAAGGAGATGGGAGAGTCGGCTGCCGAAACGGGTATTATGGTCGTTGGCAAAGATGAGTCGGGTCATGGTTATCTACTCGAGGACGTTTCACTCAATGGATCACCGGAAGAATGGGGAAGGGCAGCTGTCGAGGCTGCTGATAAGTGGTATGCAGACATGCTTGTCTATGAAGCAAACCAGGGCGGTGAAATGGTTGCTGCTGTTCTACGCGCTGCTGCCCGAAACATGAGAGACGAAGGCCTGCGCGCCGCGGACTTTGTGGCAATAAAGCCCGTTCATGCTACAAGGGGTAAGTACGTTCGAGCAGAGCCGGTGTCTCAGCTATATGAGCAGAAGAAGATACACCACGTGGGATACTTCCCGGAGCTTGAGGATCAGCTCTGCGAATATACTCCCGATGGTAGCATGGGCTACTCGCCGGACCGCATGGATGCCCTGGTATGGGGCTTCACCGAACTGATGGTCGGCTCGATCAGCCACGAAGGGCTAATGGACTATTACCGCCAGGAGTCGCGGGCTATCACTGATCGGCTTAGTGGTAAGGTCGCTGCCTTGCCCAGTGCTATTGTTTCTCTTCAACCGCCCGCGGGTATAAATACGGCATACGGTAAGGACGGTGACAAATACCTGATAGGAGATGACGGCCTATTCCGTGTTAAAGAGCAGGACGTTAAACCCCTTGAAAATGCCGGCTTTATTAGGTATTTTCCCAAGGCCGAAGATGAGGACTTGACTGTCGATGTCTAACGATCGCGCCGCTGCCGGGGGGGGAAGGGCTATCACTCTAAATCCCAATTCGTTTCAGATCAGCACGGGCGTTACTTATGGCAATTCGGGTAGGGGCTCTCAGTGGTTCGGTCCCGGCTCGCCGATGGCCCCACAGGCACCGACCGAAGTCCAGGGCCGTGCATTCGACTTTCCCCAAGGCGTCAATCTTCTTACTACCACCCGTGCTTACGAGCCGGTCACTTATGCCACGCTCCGCGCATTTGCTGACAGCTATGACCTCTTGCGCCTCATCATTGAGACCCGCAAGGATGCCATGGAACGGCTGCGGTGGGTCATTCAGCTTCGCGATGGCCGTGAACGCCTGACATCGCAAAAGAAGAACAAGATCAAAGAGATCACCAAGTTCTTCATGAAGCCGGACGGCGAGCATGATTGGAACACCTGGCTGCGTATGCTCCTTGAAGACCTCTTCGTAGTGGATGCTGCCGCGCTGTATCGTCGCCGGACTCGCGGCGGTAAGCTGCTGAGTCTTGAGCAGATTGACGGCACTTCTATCCGTCGCGTTCTCAATGACTGGGGCCGTACTCCCGAGGGCGCCCGCGATGTTGCTTACCAGCAGATCCTCAAGGGCATGCCGGCGGTAGACTACACGAAGAACCAAATTCTGTTCCGCCCACGGAATGTTCGCATTCACAAGATCTACGGGTACTCACCCGTGGAACAGATACTGATGACGATCAATATTGGCCTTCGTCGCCAGATCTTCCAGCTGAACTTCTTCACCGAAGGCAATATGCCTCCCGCGCTGATCGGTGTGCCGGAGACTTGGACTCCCGATCAGATCAAGACTTTCCAGGAGTGGTTCGACAACATTCTTGCCGGTAACCTTGCTGAACGTCGGAAGGCTCGCTTTGTTCCTTCGGCGGTTGGCAAGACGTATATCCCGACTCAGGAAACCGAGCTCTTCGGCAAGGCTGAGGAATGGCTTGCTCGCGTTTGCTGCTTTGCCTTCAGCATTAGCCCGCAGCCGTTCATGCAGATGATGAACCGCGCTACCGCGGATGGTGCTCAGCGAGAAGCAGTCGCCACAGGGCTGGCGCCGATCCAGGCTTGGGTCAAGTCGATGATCGACGATGTTCTAGCCGAGGACTTCGGCGCGGAAGACTATGAGTTCGTCTGGCGCGGTGACGATGAGCTGGACCCGGTCAAGCGGCAGGCAATTACTCAGGCTGACGTTGAAGGCGGTCTGCTGACTGTCAATGAGGGCCGCGTGGCCAACGGCCGTGAGCCTTACGAAGATCCTCAGTATGACCAGCCGATGTTCCGTACCTCGAATGGTCTTGCTCCGCTTACACTTACCGCAGCCGCTCAGGGAAGCCATGACCCCAAAGACGCCGCCAAGGGACCGAACAAGGTTCCCGAGGAAGCTGGCCGTCCGAAGGATCCCAACGCGGAGAACCCCGATCAGGAGCCTGTGGAAAAGGTTATAGCTGGATTGGTTGCCGAGGGCGATCCCGCTAAGTTATCCGAATACCTCGCGAAGTTCAACAAGGAGCAAGGCTCATGAGTAAGGCGAAGGCGCCGCGGGTATTCGTCCCGCTTGTTAAGGTGGACGAGGAGCAGCGCCTCGTCTACGGTCGGATTACCGCTGAAGAAGTCGATCAGTCGGGTGAGGTGATGGACTATGAAACGTCCAAGCCTCACTTCGAGAAGTGGTCGAACGACATTGAGGCCGCCTCGGGCGGTCTCTCGAAGGGCAACCTTCGCGTGATGCACGGCCTGACTGTGGCGGGTAAGCTCACGGACCTGGCGTTCGACGATGACAGCAAGTCCATCGAGGTCTGCTCGAAGGTCGTAGATGACGCCGAATGGACGAAGGTCCTGGAAGGCTGCTACACGGGCTTTTCTGTCGGCGGTCGTTACGGCAAGAAGTGGAATGATACTGTTGACGGCAACACCATCAAGAAATTCACCGCCATCCCGAACGAGGTGAGCCTGGTGGACAACCCCTGCGTCAAGTCGGCTACCTTCACTTGCGTCAAGGCCGATGGTGCGGAAGAGCTCATCAAGTTCGCTAACCCGGGTGACCTGGTCAAGGCGGATGTGGTCGGGGAAGAAGTCATCGAAGAACCGGCTGTCATGATGAACGGCGCTATGCCGTCCAACGCCGAGGTTGTCGCCAAAGCTGAGCAAATGGCTGCCGAGGCGGCCGATGACACCACCTGGATCGACTATGTGGAAGCCGCCCGCGATGAGCTGGTGAAGGCCGCCGCTAGCGAGGACAAGGGGGATGCCGCCGACAGCAAGAAAAAGAAGAAGGCAAAAGGAAGCGACGACGAAGAAGCGGAAGCCGCGAGCGGCTCCAGTGATGACGAGTCTGTCGAAGGCGAGTCCAAGAAGTCGGTCCTTGACGAGCTGAGCCAGAAGTGGGTGACCACAGATGGGCAGTCCTTCGACAAGAAGGCGGATGCGGCGGCGCATCAGGAAACCCTCGCCAAGGCCGAAGTCGTCAAGACTGAAGCCGAGCTGCTCGCCGAACGTCTCAGCAAGGCGACGACTCCCGCTCAGGAACCTGTGGCGATTGACCTGATGGACGACCCCCAGCGCCTCGCCAAGGTATTCGACGCCCTGTCTACTCCGTTTGATGAGGAAGGCCAGCCCGTCCTTGAGAAGGGTATGTATACCGTCGGTTCCTTCGCCAAGGTCCTGCTCGACCTCCATCGTCTCCGCAAATCGATTGCCGCGGAAGGTGCCGAGGAAGGAAACGACTCGAGTGACGTGGCCGTCTCGGAAGAGATCAAGAAGGCGGTCAATGACCTTGGCGCTTCCTTCAAGACCTATGCCGCTGACCAGGTCGAGGAACTTATCGCCGGTCTCGATACCGACGAGCTCTGCTCCTACTACGACTATTACTATGCCGCTGCGCATAGTGAAGGCGGTGATGCCCTCGCCAAGGACGTCTGCTCGGCACTCGAAACCTTCAAGGACTCGAGCCGTGAACGTCGGGAAACCCTCGCCAAGGCTTTTGTGGAAATCGTCGAAGAGGTCTCCGATGAGCTCTCGCCGCCGATGCAGAAGCGCTTCGACGAACTGACCAAGGCTGCCTCCGATATGAAGAAGGTGGCTGAGGATGCGGTTGCACAGGTCGAGGAACTCGCCAAGCGGGTCCAGCAGATGGAGGACACTCCTCTGCCGCCAGCACCGCGCAATGTGGCATGGCGTGAAGGCGATGGACAGTTCTTCGGCAAGGTGGCTAACACCGAAGAAGAGAAGAGGGCTGTCCTCGCAGAGATGGTTGCTAACTACTCGCCGGAGGAATTGGCGACCATGATGATTAAGGCGTCTCATGCGACTGGTGGACACCAGCTCGCGTTGAACCGCTAGAAGCAACGGGGCGACCGGAGACGGAAGCTCAAACTGCCCTTGCCGGAGACGGTAAGGTTACCAACCACACTCACCAATGGAGTATGTTATGAGTGTTATCCAAGAACCGGGCCTCGTTGCGGGTGCATCGCTTGATGCCCTGATGAAGGCTCTCGCGTCTTCGCCTGCCATCGCCAACCCCCAGCTGCCTGAAGCGCTCGCCAAATCGACCTTCGCTCAGTCGGGATCAGCGACTTCGGGCCTGACTTTCTACGACCTCGAAGCCGGTGCGAAGTTTCTCTACCCGGTACTCACCCCGCTGCGCAACGAGATCCCCCGTGTCTCGGGCAAGGGCGGCATCCAGGCGAACTGGCGCGCTGTCACCGGCATCAATACCGGTCAGATCCAGATCGGCGTCTCAGGCGGCAATCGTGGCGCTGTCCTGGCGATCTCCACTGCCGACTATACTGCTGCCTACAAGGGCATCGGTATCGAAGACAACGTGGACTTCGAAGCTCAGTATGCCGGCCAGAACTTCGAGGACATCCGTGCCCTCGCTGCGAAGGTTGGTCTTGAGTCGCTGATGCTCGGTGAAGAAGCCCTGCTTCTCGCCGGTAACGGCACTCTCGCCCTGGGCACCACGCCGACGCCTTCGCTGGTCGCCTCGACCACCGGCGGTGCCATGACCGCTACCACCAAGTTCGTCGCTTGCGTCGCTTTGACGCTGGCGGGCTTTATGGGATCCTCGGTAACGGGCGGTGTACCGACTTCAATCACCCGCACCAATGCTGACGGTTCTTCGGATACCTTCGGCGGCGGTTCGGCCCAGAAGTCGGCTGCTGCCTCGGTCGCCACCACGGGTACCACGGGTAGTATTGCTGCCTCGGTTACCGCGGTTCGCGGTGCTGTCGCCTACGCTTGGTTCTGGGGTGCTTCGGCTGCCGCTGCCACGTTGGGCGCTGTCACCACGACCAACGTGGTCACGCTGACGACCGACGCCGGTGCGGGCACCCAGGCTTACTCGACGCTGCCGTCTTCGGACAACTCGACCAACAACCTCGTCTTCGACGGTCTCCTGACTCAGGCCATGCGCTCGGGTAGCAATAGCTACTACAAGTCGCTGGACGGCGTGGCGATCACCGCTGACGGCGCGGGTGGTATCGTCGAAGTCGACGCTGCCCTGAAGTCCTTCTGGGATAACTACAAGCTGTCCCCGGACACCATGTGGGTATCCTCGGATCTTGCCCTCAAGATCAGCCAGAAGATCACCTCGGGTAACGCCAACGGCGCTTTCCGTATCAACATCAACATGGAACAGGGAATGATGGTCGGCGGTATCATGGTCGCCACCTACCTTAACCGCTTCTCGATGTCGGGCGCCAACGTTCTGAAGGTTCGCATCCACCCGAACATGCCGGCGGGTATGATCTTCTTCGACTCGAAGAGCATCCCGTACCCGGTGTCCGGTGTGGGCAACGTCCGTCAGGTTCGTACCCGTCAGGAGTACTACCAGATCGAGTGGCCGCTACGTACCCGTAAGTACGAGTATGGCGTCTACGCGGACGAGGTGCTCCAGCACTACTTCCCGCCTGCCATGGGCGTGATCTGCAACATCGGCTAACGCTGATGCTGTGAGGATGAGTGGGAGTCTCGCGCAAGGCTCCCACTCATTCATTTCTCTTGCGCGAGGGATAAGACAATGACTGATACAAAGATGAAGGCTCCCAAGGGAGTTAGCAGTGCAAACATCCTTGGCCATACCTATGAGGTCCCCTCGGATGGCGTTATCAAGATCACCAGCGAGGACCACGTTGAGGTTCTCCGCCGCCATGGCTTCACGGACTTCGTCTCGGACGATCCCGCGGACTATGACATCGACAACATGGACAAGGATGAGCTTATCGCTTTCATTGAGGAACGTGGCGGTGATGCCGACGGCCTCAAGAAGAGCGAGCTCAAGAAGCTTGCCTACTCGATGATCGAGGACTAAAGACATGACCGAGAGGCTGACCTCACTCGCCGCCATAAAGGACTGGCTTGGTATCCAAAGCTCGGCGAGCGACTCCCTGCTCACCGACCTGATCGACTCAGCCTCTCGGTTTGTTCTTAACTACATGAACCGGCCCTCGCTTGCCTGCCAGTCGTATACCGAAAGGTTCCGTGGCAACGGCAAGTACTCTGTTCTTCTGAAGAATTGGCCGATCCTTAGCGTAGAGTCTGTCGGGGTAAATGGCAATGCCGTTCCCGCTTCAACTTTCGACTCTTTCGGCAAGCCGACCGACGGGTATTCACCCCGTGAGCCCCTTGAGGCTCCCAACTCGGTGGATCTCTTCGGCTATATGTTCTTGATTAATACTCCTTGTCAGGTGGTATATACCGCGGGTTACCGAGCGACTGAAGCACAGACCATCCCGGTAGATCCTTATCAGCTTGAGCCCCGCACGGGAGGCCAATGGACCAGTGACCTTTCCGTTACTATCGCGGACGTTGCCGCGGTAAAGGTGATGGGTACTCCTTCCACGGGGCAGTACTCGGTTGACGACTGGGGTACCTACACCTTCGCTAATGCGGACGTAGGAAAGACCGCAGCGATCACCTATAGCTATTGCCCGCTCGACCTCTCACACTGTGTCCGTGAGTTGGTGGGTGAATGGTATAACCGCAAGGATAGGATCGGCGTCAAGTCGAAGTCATTGGGTGGTCAGGAGACCGTGACCTTCACCACTTCAGACATGAATGACTCCATCCGCGGTGTCATCCAGCAGTACCGTAACGTGGTGCCAATGTAATGAGCGATGAGTTCCTCTCCATTGAGCTCCTTGGTCATAGGAAGCTCCTTCAGGATATTGACGCGATACCGGACGAGGTTAACGTTATCCTGTATGAGAAGGCGGAGCAGTGGGCGGAACAGGTTTATGAGAAGACCATGTCCAACCTCGCCGAACGGCTTGACATCAAGACCGGGAGGCTCGAGGAGTCGATTGACTACGAAGTTCACAGTGAAGAGGGACGTATCTCCGCCCGGGTCTACAGCTCGGGCGTTCCCTATGCGGGTATCCAGGAACGGGGAGGAACCACACCGCCTCACATGATCTACCCTGTGGAGGGTAAGGTCCTTGCCTTTATCGGTGCTACGGGTGACAAGGTATTTGCTACTCGAGTGGCCCACCCCGGCGCTAACCTCAAAGGCGCCCACTTCCTTCGGGATGCTTATCGCGAGGTTAGCCCCAAGATTACGGGCAGCCTTTACTACTATATTGTCCGCAAGCTGCGGGCCCGTTTATTCCGAGGTGTGGCATGATGGACGAAGAACTGATCTTGGCAACGCTCTTTGAGCGTGTCTCCCAGGTGAGGTGGTCGCGTCCCGAGGACGCTAGTCCTAACACCCACCGCTTTGAGACCTATAGCCGTCGCGTGAAGCTGTATTCCGACGTACCGGCCCAGCAGCAGCCGGCGTGTTTTCAGGCGGAGCACGCTACGACCGAGGGTCAGGTCTCAGGGATGCCCTACAAGACGGTCTTAGAGGCCTCTTGGCTGATCTACCAGTGCGTCGGTCGTGATGATCGAGCGTTGGGCGTTGTCGAGAACAATATAATACTGACGGGGGTACGCGCAGCCCTAGCACCCACCCCTTTGGATCAAGGATTCTCGGATCGTCGCAACACCCTGGGGGGGTTGGTCTACCACTGCTTTATCAGCGGCCGTATCTTCAAGGATCCGGGCGACATTGACAAGCAAGGTATGCTAGTGGTTCCCATTAAACTGTTAGTACCATAATGTTTACAAGATTTCACGGGCCCGGGCAAGATGCCGGTGAAAGCGGGAAAGGTCCCGTCGGGTTAGTAATAGGAGCAGAAAGATGACTCAATATACTTTCGGCACCGGGCAGCTCTTCTCGACGCCCGTTGGTGGGGGTGCCCCGCTGAAGTTCGGTGCACTGCAGGACGTCTCGGTCGACTTCTCCGGCGATGTCAAGCAGCTCTTCGGTCAGTACCAGTTCGCGCTGGATACCGCCCGCGGCAAGACGAAGATCGAGTGGAAGGCCTCGTCGGGCAACATCGACGTTACCGCCTTCAACACCCTGTTCTTCGGTCAGACGGTTGCAACGGGCAACGAGCTGATCCAGGCCATTGGTGAAACGGGTACCGTCCCCGCCATGACCACCTACACCATCACAGTCAGCCACGCCGCTGACTTCCAGATGGACTTGGGAGTCAAGCTCGCCTCGACTGGTGCTTCGCTGAAGCAGGTGGCTTCGGCTCCCGCCACGGGTCAGTACTCGGTGTCTGCCGCGGGTGTCTATACCTTCAACGCGGCACAGGCTTCAGCCGGTGTCCTGATCGACTATCTCTACCAGTCGGCCTCGACCGGTGGCTCGCTGGCGATCAACAATGCGCTGATGGGCTCGACCCCGAAGTTCCAGCTGGTCCTCTCTCAGGTCTACGACAGCAAGACGTTCACCCTAATCCTCTACAGCAATGTGGCTGATAAGCTGAACCTCCCGCTCAAGCAGGACGACTACCTGGTTGCGGAAATGTCCGGTCAGGCGATGGCTGACTCAGCCAACCGTGTGGCCCGCATCACCACGACCTCGGTCACCGGCGGAGGCCTGTAATCTCCCGAACTGGGGGAGGGTGAGCGGTGTCTTATCCTCCTCCTCTTTTTCTCTAACGCCGGATGGAGGGACAACCAATGGCAAAGCTTAAAATTGGCGGTGAGAGTTATACCGTCCCCGAAATGAATTTCATAGCTATTGAGCTAGCGTGGCCGTACATTGAGGAAGCAACCAATACCCTTGATCCCATGAAGGGGCCCGCCGCCGCTCTTTGCGTCATCGCTGCTGCACTCATGGAGGCCGAAGATTTCGATCCGGCCCGGTTTGGTATCTTGCCCACCCGTCCTGACAGGTTCAACGCTGGGGTGGAAGTTCCCAAGGACGCGGAAGTCATCCTGTCCGAGATAGTCTATTTCTTCAAAAAGAAGCTCCGCGCTACGGAGATCCCCGCAGTCCGTGACTGCATGTTCGACATTCTGCGAGAAGCTGGAATGGAACCGGAGGATCCTGCGTCGGGGGAAGCCGAAGCGGTCCCGGAGGCGGCGAGCCCTTCGCCGGTGACTGCTCCCGATACATCGCTGAGCTCGTCGCCGCTGGGATTGAAGGAGGAAGCTGGGACCGAATAAGGAAGCGTTGGGGCTTTCGTCGGTATAACGTGATGATGGATTGGTGGTCTGAGAATGGTCCTCCTGTCTACGTACCCGTTGCCAGTTACTTCGGATTGATAAAGCCAAAGAAGTCATCAGGCGGTCAACAGTCGGGTGACTTAAACGAGCTTCTAAAGTTAGCTGGTCCAGGTGGGATGATAAACTAATGGCTGATGATAACAATCTCGAGTTCCGTCTTGGGATGAACACCTCCGGGGTGGAGGAGGGCTCACGCCGCGCTAAGGCATCTGTGGGAAGCGTATCCCAAAGTGCCGATCAGCTAGGCGGCGCCTTCCGTCGGCTTAAGTCCGCGATAGATCCCACCTTCGCGGCAACGGAGAAGTTCAACAGGTCTATGGCTGAATACGACCGACTGCTTAAGTCGGGTGCCATGGACCAGGAGACCTACGCTAAAGGCACCGACCTTATCCGCCGGGCGTATGAGACCCAGATAGCCTCAATCGAAAAGAACAGCTCCGCGGCCAAGAGGGCTGCAGCTGAAAAGCAAGCGGCCTTGCTGAAGGAAGCGCAGGACCGAGAAGCAGCAGCCCGTCAGCAGAAGGGCATTGCTGATGAGTGGCTTGCACAGGAACGTAAGAACTCCCAGGCCATTCGCGCTGAAGCCGAATCTCGAGCGGTTGCTGAGAAGAAGGCGATCATGGAAGCGGCAGAGGCTGCTCGTACAGCGGCTCGCGAAAAGGTTGCTGCTCTTCGAGAGGGCGGTAGCAAGATCACGAAAGCGGAGGAGACCGCTCAGGTCCGTGCCGCTGCTGCCGCTGCGAAGACTGCCGCCGCCGAGAAGCTGGCTGTGGAGCATGCCGCAAACGATCAGATCCGCGCCGAGTATCAAAAAACCTACGAGGCTGCGAAAGTCCTAGCCCAGGAGGCGGCACAGGATGCTGTCCAGACTACGCAAGCTCGCGTGGCTGCGGAAAAGGCGGTTGTCGAGTCCTTGGGTCAAGTCGAGGTTGCGGAACGCCGAGAAGCAAAGAAGGCGGCACAGGAGGCTGCCGCTGCCGCGGTGCTATCCGGCAAGGAAACGGAGATTGCCGCTAAGAAAGCTGCTATTGCCTTGAAAGAGCAGCAGCAAGCCACGGAGGAAGCAGCGAAAGCCGCTCGTCGGCAGGCGGAGGCAGCCAATGAGCTTAGGGCCCAGATCAACCCGACGTTTGCAGCTCAGCAGAGATACAACCAGACGATGCAGCAAGCGACTGCCCTGCTGATGTCAAACACCCTCAAAGAGGGTGAGTGGATTGCCATTCAAAAGATGGCGAAGATCCAGATGGAAATCAATGCCCGACAGATGGGCAGGAATAACCAAGTCGGTGTACAGCTCGGCTATCAAATGCAGGACGTTACCGCATCGCTAGCTTCTGGCATTAATCCGATGGTGATCTTCGCACAGCAAGCGGGTCAGGTTGCCTACGCTCTTCAAGGAGCGGGTGGCGCTGCAGGCCGGTTCGCCGCGGTGCTCGGCGGTGTCTGGTTCCAGGCGATCCTCGCAGCTGTCACCGTCCTCGCTATGCTGTGGAAATCGGAGGAGGATGGCAAGAAGAAGACCGAAGACTTGATGGACGCCGAATGGCGTCGGACTGCCACCTTGAAGGAATTGACCCACGCCCTTAAAGAATACGTGAAGAACCAGAGGGCGGCAAACGACACCACCGCGGAGGCCAAGCGCCTTGCCATTGAGGCCACCGCAGCCAACGCCGCTAAGCTTCAGTCGGATGCGGGGGTAGCTCGTCAGAACCTCGAAGACGCCAAGGCGGCGCTGGCAATAGCAATGAAGACTCCCGCGGGGGATGCCGCCACTCAAGGTGCGATGTATCTCGGTCAGCAGATATTGATTGATAGGCTTACTGAGAAGGTTAACGCCGCTCAACGCGCCTACGACCTGGCGGCTCGATCCGTCACCGAGGCAAATATCGCCATGGCCGAGCACCTGTCGACCACTTCGAAGGTGGATCAGCAATATGATAACATGAAGCAGAATGCCATTGATAGCGCTCGCCTTCAGGAGGAAATCACTAAGCAACAGAATAAGGGTATTATAACGGATAACCAGCAAAAGCAGATAGCCTCCCAGCTTACCGCTCGACTAACACAGATCGAGAAGGATCGAACGGAAGCTAAGCGGGCAGAGTCGGAAGCTACTAGCAACCTTCATAAAGAAGAGAAGGAGCTTTATCGAAGCCGAGAAGATGCGATTGGTCGAGCGGGCCATGCCCTCCAGAAGGAAGGCTACTCAATTAGCGAGAACAATCAGTTTGGCGGTGTCCACGGCAATCATCCGGGGATGGGCAACACGGCCCACGGGATGTATGCTATCGACGTTAATCTTCCCGGGTATGGTAAGGGCAATCCTGAAGCGGGTAGCGCCCTCGCCAAGAGCCAGATGGATGACATGGTCCGCCGGTATCAGCAGGCCGGCTTCCGTATCCTGTGGAACGGTAAAGTCTATGAGCCTCACGGCGGCGGACCGGCTTATGATATCCCAGCCAGCCAGCTTCAGCATAAAGACCACGCCCATATCGAGGCTCCGAAGAGCATCATCGGTAAGCCCGCGGGAATGGGGGTTGCAGGAGATGAGGCGGCTGCCTTGCAGAAGCAGCTCAAGGATGAGCATGAGGCCCTTGTTGCGGACATTGAGTTCAAGAAGGAAATGGCGGGTCAGGACCTTGCCATCGTTCTTAAGCTCCAAGAGCAGAAGATCGACGCGATCAAGGCCTTCTATGGGGCTGAGTCGAAGGAGGCTCTTAACGCCGAGCGTGAGCGGGTTCGTATTCAGCGGCAACTGGATCGGCAGACCCTCGAAGAAAAGAAGAAGGGCATCGAGCAACGTGTTGCTCTCGAGGAGATTGCACAGAAGAAGCTGACAAGCCTCGAGGCTGCGAATATGCAGCAACGTCGAGCGATGATCGACTTCCTCGAGAGCAACGGCCTAATCACCCGTCAGCAGGCGATAGCTCAGAAGGCTGCATTGATCGAGCAGGAGTACCAGCAGCAGGTCGCCCATGAAGAGGCGATGTACCAGCTGGCCTATGACAGCGAGGTGGAGCGAATGCTTCTCCCTCACATGACTCTTCAGGAACGGGCCGATATCAATCGACAGATCGAGCGGCAGGCCGAGGAGCATGCCGCCCGGATGCTTGAGATTGAGCTGGGACACGCCGCCCAGGTTAATCAGATCAATCGGGACAGCCAGGAAGAGTATGTATCCCGGTGGCGGGGTATGTCACAGGCTGTTACCGGCTCCCTGCGTCAGTCATTGCAGGGGTTCTGGACTCACTCCCTCAGCTTCCGTCAAGCGATGATTAATATGGCCGACGCCATTGTCTTCAAGTTTATGGACATGGGTGTGGAGCTGGTCCAGAACTGGATCATGTCTCAGTTCAAGATACTCACCGTCAAGAAGACCACGGACGCAGCAATGAAGGCGTCCTCCGTGGGACTAGCTGCAGCGGAAAAGGGCATACAAGCTGCAACCACTGCCGCGTCGGTTGCCACTCAGGCAATCAAGACGGGGGCCGCCGTGACGGGAGCGGGGGTTCAGACCGCGGCTGCTGCCACCGCGGGTACTGCGGAAATCGGTACTAACGCGGCGGTTGCTGCCGCGGGCGCTTACAAGTCAACGGTGGTCATTCCTTTCATCGGCCCCGTTGCTGCTCCCGCCGCAGCAGCTCTTGCCCTTGCCGCTGTTCTCGGGTTCGGTGCGCTGATCTCCGCCCGCGGCGGTCTTGATGAGGTTCCTGACGATCAGCTGGCTATGGTCCACAAGAAAGAGATGATTCTTCCCGCCTGGATCGCGGAGCCCATGCGTCAGTCATTGCGCGGAGGTGCTCGTTCAGCTCAGATGTTCGGCGCGGCCTCAACCGCCGGCAGTTCAGCTCGCAGCGACACGACAAACAATGGTGGAGACACTCTAAACTTCCACTACGGCCCCCAGCATACTAACATGGGCGCCGACATGGAAACGCTGCTTCGAGCAGATGGGAGCTCTCTCCGCAAGTGGATCAAGAACGAAGTTAGGAATGGGGGCCTTAAGTTCAAATGACACTCCGTCTCTATGAGGGCTTTGATTGGCTCCCCGTCACCGATGACTCTTCCCTGATTGGGTTTCTGCTAGCGGCTTCCCAGTATTATCAGTCAGGGTCGTGGTTCAGCACGACGGGCGTAGCCCAATGGTCGATAGACTCCGACACCGCCTTCGATAGCGGTAATTCCCTGTGGGTAAATGGGACTATTACTGGCGGAAGTACCCATAACCGAATACTTTCTCCCGTACCCGCCGCCAGCGAGGGATGGGCGGGTTTTCGGTGTAAGGTATCCTCCGGCCACACAGGGTACTTCAGTCTATCTTTTATGGACGCCGCAACGGGTATTACCCACCTTAGCTTGAGGTGTACGGAGTTCGGGATCGTTGAAGTCTTTAGGGATATGCCCAGCGGAGACTTTACACCAATCGCTAGCACTTCCTCAGGGTGTTTCTACCCTGATACCTGGTTCTACCTTGAAGCCCGGGTGAAGATAAGCAACACCGCCGGCGAGGTTGAAGTTCGTATCAACACCAAGACCGTTCTCTCCGTGGTTAGCACGGATACTCAGAACGGCACCGCTACCACCTTTGACTTGGTGGGGTTTCAGGGTGCTTATAGCCAAACCTTCCACAGCTGGGTGGAGGCTATTCGGGTGGATGACCTTTACTACTGTGATACCGCGGGCTCCGTGAATAAAGGGTTCCTCGGTAACGTAAGGGTGAAGACCCAGGAAATGATAGGCGCGGGATCGCACACCGGCCTAGCGGTGGGCGGTACCCAGACAATGGTTACCCTGGGAAGGGCTTCGGATATGTCCTCCTCCACTGTACCCACGGCGAACGCCCCTTATAGCTCTTACAATGCTTTCCTTCGTCGGGTATATGTACCCGTGAGCACCTCACTATCCTCGATCCGGTTCACGACTAGTAGTACCAGCACTACGGCGGGGAATAAGGCTCTGCTCTTTGCTGACAGCGCTGGAGAGCCCGGAGCCCTACTCGCCTCGGGTGTTGCTAACGTGGGATACACCGCTGGTGTAGAAGAGGTTCTTACCTTTAGCTCTGCACCCTCTCTGACGGGCGGTAACTATTATTGGATAGGATTTGCTAAGTCCTCCACCGGGTCTATCCTCTCCGCTTATCTGTCGGGGGCCCTCGGAACTCCGGGAAGAATGGCCTCTCTCTCCACCTATACTACCCCGGCTACCATCGGGGCTGCTGTGCCCTGTCCGGAGATAAACCTTTATGGTGTAACTACCACCGCGATGGATAACTGGCAAGCTGTCCAGAACCGAACACTAGGCGAGGATAGCCATGTTTACTCCGCCACCAGTGGCGACTACGATCTCTACGACGTGGATCCCACGATCAGTGCGCCCTATGTCCATGGCATACAGGTAAAGACAGCGATGCGTCAAGATGACGCTACTCAGCGAACTTCCAAGAACCTGCTAAAGATCGGTAGTACCGGAACCCTTCAAGAAGGTGCTGCTAACTACTTGAACCAGTCTTTCAGCATCTATAAGGACATCTTCGAATTAAATCCAGACACCGGAGTTTTCTTTACCGGGACCGAGGCGAATGACGCTCAAGTGGGTCCGAAGGTTAGCAGCTAATGTCCACCGTCTCTTTCGGTTTTTCTAGCGGATCGGGAGGCACCACTATCCTGGGTGTGGGCCAGCATGCTAGCAAGTATACGAATACTACGGGTGGATACGTATCCATATCTTCTCTGGACTTAACCAATATCTTCTCTCCGCTCCCAACAGGCGTGTCTTGGGACTATCAGCTGGCCGTCTACTCGGACTTTCCCGGATATCCCTATCCCTACCAACTTATGGGATACACGGAGATAAAAGCCCTAGCGGCCATGGCCGCGCCCACCACTAACTTCTTGGTAGACGGCGACCCAATTGTGGTCGGCCCTGGTCGTTCGGTGTGGTTCGTGTTCCAAGGTACTGGGGGCATCAAGCTTACCGCGGTGGACGGCGTTGACCAGCGATCCTCATCAGAGTTGCAGGATTGGGAGACTACGTGGCCCTCCACCTTCAAACCAACACCCGGGCTCTTCGACAACTTTATCCCCATCATAGCTTACGGCGATAACACCGCGCCCACAGCTACTACCAACCTGCGGTCGAACTTTACCTTTGTGGAGCCTCTTTCCGAGGGCTCTCCTGCCGTAAGCACCAACCTATCATTGGCAGAGGCTCTCTCCGAGGGCTACGCTAAGGTATACTCCAACCTCATCATCCTCGAGTCTCTTCACCCTGTATCGCCGGAGCTTCCCATGAGTACTATTCCTTTCCCCGGGTTTGGCAACTCGCCGTCCACGCCCTCAATTCCTCAGTCGTTGGACCCCTTCAACTCCGCGCTTCCCGGATTGGCTTTCTCTGTCCACAAGAAACCTATCTTTAACACCCGGGTTAGCGAGGCTCCCTCGGGCGGCGAGGTTCGCAGCTCTCAGTCGGAATACCCGCGGTGGGAATTTACCCTCCCCTATGAGTTCTTGGAGGATCGGTCCGGTGCGGAGTCCTCGCTTAAACAGATCATGGGTTTCTTCCTAGCTCGTCGAGGTCGGTATGACTCCTGGTTGTTTAAGGACCCCGACGACTACTTGGCCACTCGAGGCAACTGTGGAACCTCGGATGGACTTACGACTGTCTTTCCACTTCGTCGTACCTTGGGAGAGTTTAGTGAAAAGGTCGGCCAGCTGGATACCGCGAATAGCCTGGTGGTCTATTTACAGTTGGATGAGGCTCGCACTATCCCTTCAACCGGACCTTACACTATTACCGTTACTCACGCGGCAGCCTGGGGCTACGACAACGGGGTAACCAAGGGTGGGTTACCCATGACCTTGGTCACGGGTACTCCTACCACCGGCCAGTACAGCGTCTCAGCTGGCGTCTACACCTTTGCAGCAGCGGATGCCTCCTCAGCGATTATTATCAACTATGGCTATATCATTTCGTCCAGCCTTTATACAGTGACCCTGCCCAACCTTATTACCTTTACCTCAGCCCCAGCCGCGGGTATTATCACTGCCGACTTCCAGTTCTTCTTTGCCTGCCGATTCCTCGAAGATGAGATGGACTTCGAGAAGTTTTACGACAAGCTCTGGTCACTTCACGAATGTTCCTTCCGGAGTATTATCCAATGAGACCCGTTACTCCACAGCCCGGCTATGCATCCTCAGATGTCACCAACCTGCTGGCTACCCGTCAATTCGTCTACGCGGACTGCTTTACCATTACTCCCAAGGTGGGTTCTCCACTTCGGTATACCAATGCTCAGCAGTCGGTGACCGTGGTACCTCTTGGGTATATTACTAGAGAAACCTATACCGCCGGAAAGGTGCTTATCAAGGGACTACGATCCAGGAATAGCATTGGCGTCGAGGTAGATCAGCAGCAGGTGGACCTTGAGTATCCCAACACCCTTGAGTACCAGGCAGCATTGACTTGGGCAAAGGCTCTGCTGGTTGGTAGATTGGATGGGGCAAAGATCCGGCGGGATCGATACTTTGCCTCCGACTGGGGACAGCCTTGGTTAGGCGGGTGTCCAATGTTCTCCGGGGTCGTATCCACCCTCAGTGCGGTCGGTAGGCAATCGGCCACCGTCGATGTCAAGTCCGACTTGGTATTCCTTGATCGTCAAGCTCCCGCCTACCTGTGGGAGCCTAATTGCAAAAACACCTGGGGAGACCCCGCCTGTGGAGTCGACCAAAACGTGTGGGCTGTTACGGGGACTATTGGCGCCTCGCCCACTCGCTCGGTTCTTCCCTGGTCGGGATCCAGCACGGATTACAACCTTGGCAAGATCCACATTGAGAACGGGGATAGCGTTACCCGAGTTCGTACGGTAGCTCGAGCAACGTCTTCCCAGATATTCCTTGCTTACCCGCTCGACTTCGACCCCGTAGCGGGGATGACCTTCGTAGCTTATCCGGGATGTACCCGTACCACGGATGCTACCACGGGGTGCCCCAAGTATCACTCCACCGATTGGCAGTCTAAGATCAAGGGATTTCCCTTTATCCCCGTAGCGGAGACGGCGCTATGATAGAAGAGCGTAACCGAGTAATGATGGCAGCCCGGGGCTGGGTGGGTACTCCCTATCATCATCGAGCGGCGGTTAAGGGCGGCGGAGTCGACTGTGCTAGGATACTCATTGAAGTATACGCCGAGGCCGGCCTAATCGAGCGATTTGATCCCGGGAAATACGCTCGAGACTGGCACCTTCATCGGGGTGAAGAACGCTACCTCCAGACAGTCGAGTCATACGCGGGTCCACCGGTGAAGGAGGGTACCTCGATAATGGCATGGGAAACTGAGGGATATAAACCCTTAATGGGTGACATCTTAGTATGGCGTGTTGGAAGGACGTACAGTCACAGTGCCATAGTCACGGAATGGCCCCGGGTAGTTCACGCATCCGCACCCTCGGGCATAGTCGAGGAGGTCGAGGTTACGAAGGGCCCCGTCTACTGTCGGCCGGTTAAAGTCTATTCCCTTTGGAGGACGACATGAGCTTATTTACTGGGGGCGGGAGCAAGGTAAAGCCTCAATTCACCGGCCTTGCTATACAGACATCCACTAGCGCTGTTGCCATACCCCTCTGGTACGGCAAGAACCGGGGCCCCGGTAACATTATTTGGCAAGGTGACTTTCAATCCCACAAGCAGAAGCAGAGTGGTAAAGGTGGCGGCAAAGGGGGCACTACCTACACGTACTCGGGGTCTTATCAGGTAGGGCTCTGCTGGGGCCCCATCACGGACATTACCCGAGTGTGGAAGGATCAGTCCAAGGAGACCAGCTACGCGGCCCTTGGGTTTTCCCTCGCGGTGGGGACTAATCCCCAGGCCCCTTGGGGCTATCTTACTTCGGCGCATCCCACAGAGGCCCTGGGGTATCCGGACATCGCTTACCTCTCGGTGGCCAACTATGACATCGGTCAGTCGAACGCCTTTCCCCAGCACTCCTTCGAGACTGAGGCTTTACTGGTGAACACCGGCGTGGGAGGGACCGTACCCGACGCCGATCCCGCGTTGGTCATCGACGACTTCCTATCAGACGACGTCCATGGTGTTGGGTTCGATACCTCGGTGCTTAGCAATATGCTTTCTACGGGTGCAGCAACTACAACCGGGGATAGCGCTTTCCAGACTTACTGTCGGGCAATGGGCTTTGCCATGTCACCGTTTATGTCGAACCAGGAACGGGCGGGGGAGATTATTCAACGTTGGGGCGACCTGTTTAATACTGCGGTAGTGTGGACCGGGTACTCTCTTAAGTTTCACCCCTACGGGCCCGACGCTGTTACTGCTCACGGCGTAACCTACCTTCCGGACTTCCCCGTTCGATACATCCTCACGGACAACGACTACGTTAGGTCCGACGGCGAAGACCCCATCCGGTTTAATCGAACAGACCCCGCGGATGCTTACAACTCATTCTCCTTGATTATCTCCAATAAGAATAATGAGTATAATGAGCTTCCCGTTCCCTGGAAAGACCAGGGGTTGGTCGACCAGTTCGGTGTCCGTCCCGAGGATACTCTTACCGCCCGGGAGATTACCGACCCCGATATGGCCGCATTGATGGTAACCTTCATGGGTCAGCGTAAGGCCTATATCCGTAACACCTTTGAGTTCCGCCTTCCGGTATCCTTCTGCTTGCTCGAGCCCATGGATATTCTTATCTGTGAGGATCCGGAGTTCGGCCAGGTAGCCGTGCTTATCCGGGAAGCAAATGAGAATGACGATGATGAGATTGAGATTGTAGCCGAGGAGTATCCCGCTAGTATCTCTGCCAACTCCAGTACCACTTCCCAACCAATAAC